TGTCGCGTGCGTGGAACTTGAAGCGTTCCAGCGTGGCAGCGAACACGGGCAACGGTTTGAGCGTGCCGCCAACGTCGCGTGGCATGGCATAAGGAGATGCGACATGGCTCGTACAAAGAAAATGAAAGAGTCGAAGAAAGAAATTCCCCTGTACGCCAACACGGACATTCATGTGTTTTATGAATTGCCGTTTGGGAAGAAGGACGTAATCGTCCCTGGGACCATTCTTAAAATTAAAAATACACAGGGAACGTTTCGATACATGCGCCACGCGCACAATGTGGCTCTGGACAAGACTTGGGTGGACACTGTAAACACAAAGACGTTTGCGTTTCACTCATTTTACATTGGAAGGATTAGATCAATTGTGAAGCCAAAGAAGAGTAGGGCCAAGAAGGTTGCCTGAAGAACTAGAAGTAATAGATTATTACGACAGAATTAACAATGTCGTGAGTTTGATGCTACAGGGATTGACCCCCATGCAAATTGCCAGGGAAACCGGAATGACTCGTGTCGCCGTCATGGCGGACATTGCCGAATGGCAGCGCATGGCCAGAAACAACAATTACATTCAGGAGCGTTCAAAGGACGCAATTACCGGCGCCGATCAACACTACTCCATGATCATTAAGAAATTGTGGGACACGGTTGATGAGGCCGAGAAACAGGGCGAACTGCGAATTAAAAAGGACACTCTCACGTCCATTGCCAACGTCGAAGAAAAAAGAATTAACATGCTACAAAAGGCGGGGCTGTTGGACAATCAGGAACTTGCCGACAAGGTTGCTGACACAGAACGCAAACAAAAGGTTCTCACAGAGATTTTGAGGGAGGTCGCAAACGAGCACCCCGAAGTTCGCGCAAAGATTCTTGGCAAACTCGCCAAGGTCACTGGCCAAGCGGAGGGGGTGGTGATGGATGGGTGACTTTTTTGATGACGTGTTTGCCGCACTTGACGACAACACGTTTGAAGAAATACCCGTGGACGCCAAAACGTTTGTGGAAGACGAAAAGTTTCTTGGGCACCCTCCCCTGTCAGAAATTCAGTATCACATTGTTGAGTGCATGTCACAAATTTATTACGAACGTGACCTAATTAACATGATGGGCTTTGAAGAGGGAACAAAGTTTTACAAAAACTATACAAAGAACGAATTGATTCTGGCTCTGGGGAAGGGTTCCGGAAAAGACTTGACGAGTACGGTGGCCGTGTCGTACATTGTGTACAAACTGTTGTGCCTCAATGACCCCGCCCGCTACTATGGAAAACCTGCCGGTGACGCCATTGACATTATGAACGTGGCCATTAACGCACAGCAGGCTAAAAACGTTTTCTTCAAGGGTCTGGTAAACAAAATTAAGCGCTCCCCGTGGTTTGAGGGAAAGTTTAATGCCAAGATGGATTCAATTGATTTTAACAAGTCCATCACCGTGTACTCTGGACACTCCGAACGTGAATCTCACGAGGGACTGAATTTGTTCGCTGCGGTGCTTGACGAGATTTCCGGATTCGCAATTGAATCCACCACCGGACACGCGCAAGCAAAAACCGGTGACGCAATTTACAAGGCGTTTCGTGGCACCGTGGACTCTCGTTTTCCTGACGTTGGAAAAGTTGTCCTGCTGTCTTTTCCTAGATTTAAAGAAGATTACATTTCCCAAAAGTACGACGCGGCAATCGCTGACAAAGAAGTAGAGATTCGCAGGCACAAGTACAAGATTGATCACGACCTTCCCGATGGCGTCGATGGCAACGAGTTTGAGATTGAATGGGAAGAGGATCACATTATTAGTTACGCCCTGCCAAAAGTGTTTGCTTTGAAGCGACCGACGTGGGACGTGAACCCTACCAGAAACATTGAAGATTTTAAGAACGCATTTTACACCGACCCTCAGGACGCCCTGCAACGATTTGCGTGTATGCCACCGGAAGCCATTAGTGGATACTTTAAGGATCATGACAAAGTTCACAACACTTTTAGTATGGCCCCGGCAATTGTTGAAGGGCAATCTTTTCAGCCATGGTTTAAGCCAGTGGAGGGTCGCCGGTATTTTATGCACGTGGACCTCGCACAGCGTCACGACCGTTGCGCCGTAGCAATGGCACACGTTGATTCGTGGCAACAAAGTTCTTTTATTATGGGTAACGAATATCACACTCCAGTGGTTGTTGTTGATTTTGTTTACTGGTGGACTCCCAGTAAAGATCAGTCCGTTGATTTTACCGATGTGCGTAATTTTATTGTTGGTGTCAAGCAGGCCGGTTTTGATATTCGGGCGGTGACCTTTGACAGGTGGCAGTCGTACGATTTGATGCAGGAACTCATTTCCCTTGGAATGAACGCTGAAAGACTGTCTGTGGCAAAAGTTCACTACGATGATTTTAAAATGGCTTTAATGGAAGACAGGGTTAAAGGCCCAGATGTTGACATTCTTATTAAGGAACTGCTACAATTGCAGTTAATTAAAGACAAGGTGGATCATCCACGACGAGGGGGAAAAGATTTAGCGGACGCGGTGTGCGGTGCAATTTACAATGCCATTACTCGCACACCAAGGGACGACGCCATGGAAGTGTCAGTCTTTTCATTGAAAGACGTGACCCCGGCTCAAGAACCAGTAAAACAAGGTATCGAAGTTCCTAAAGTTAACAAAGTTATGCCAGATAATATTAAAGAGTACTTTGGAGGAATCAAAATAATATGACCGCCGAAGGCTCAAGTCACCGACCCATTGTGCCGATAACACACATGGGTGATAAAGATGAGATGCAAATGCTTTTTGGCAAAGTGCGCAGCGTGTGTAGCGACTGTCGCAACGTTATCAATTCCTATGGCCGCGACGGCACAGGGAGCAACAGTGAGCACGGTTAGCGTTACCGACTTTGGCGCGGTGGGCGACGGAGTGACAGACGACACTCTTGCCATTAAGAATGCACTCAATTCGCTTGACCCAGGGGACACCTTGGTGTTTCCACAGGGAAAGACCTCAATCACGGTTGCGTCTGACGGAGCAAATTGGATTGTGATTTAAATGTCTTACATTAATTATGTCGGAATCAACACCGACAACGCGACGGGCACGGCCTTTGGCCGTTTGCGTGTCGCTTCTCCGTCGTACGTGTTTGATACAAACTTTCAGTACGACCTGCAACCGTTGGTTTTTGAGCAGATTGCTAGCGGTTCCGGTGCGACGGTGACTCATGACGCCACCAACAGGAACGCGGTCATGACTTTCTCTTCCACTCCCACGGGTGGCAGTGCAATCATGCAAACGTACGAGCATTTTAGGTACCAGGCCGGTCGTTCGCAGTTGATTTTTGCGACGTTTAACTTTTTGGGCGGAACAGAAAACGTTCTCAAGTTTGTTGGTTATTCTGACGGCAACAATGGTATTTGTTTGCAGATGAACGGCACGACTCCACGCATTGCTTTGTTGTCCGACACGGACAAGGGTGACGAGTTTGTCAATCAGGCACAGTGGAACGTTGACCGTTTGGACGGGACCGGACCTTCAAAAATTAACCTAGATTTTACAAAAACACAGATTCTTGTGATTGACTTGCAATGGTTGGGCGTCGGACGCGTGCGCGTCGGTTTTGACGTAGACGGCGTTGTCGTTGTTGCTCATCAGTTCACTCACGCAAACTATCAGACTGTGGCGTACATGCAAACGGCCAACCTGCCGATTCGTGCTGGGATGACGTGCAGCAACACGGCGTCTTCCACGATGCGTTTCATTTGTGCGTCGGTGACCAGTGAAGGTGGAACATCGGAGTTGGCAGGTTACACTCACGTTCAAACCGTTTCTGCCAACGCCGCCCAGGACGCACGAACACACATTTTGTCTATCAGGCCAAGGACCACGTTCAATTCAATTACCAATAGGGTAAAATTTGTTTTGGAAAACTTGGACGTTGTTGTGACGGGCAACGCTCCGGTGTATTGGGAACTGGTGTTGGGTCAGGCAATTACGGGAACGACGACGTTCAACAATGTCAACACCACGTACTCTGCTTTTGAATACAATAGTGCGGGAACTATTTCTGGCTCCCCGGTCGTTATTTTGGGCGCAGGTTACGTTCCTTCAAGTAGTGGCACAAAAGGCGCGTTGAACAAAGCGGTGTCAACAAGATATCCGATTACTCTTGACGCCGCCGGTCTGGTTCGTGCCAATGGCACGATCAGTCTGTTGGCAACAGGAGTTGCCAACGCTTCCAACATGCGCGCTTCCGTGACGTGGACGGAAATTCGATGACAAGTGTTGCTGTTTTTTATGGCTCTCCAAAAGTGATATAAATGGCTGAACAAATTAATGTAACAGAAAACAGTCCACACGTTATTATTAGCCAGGGAACGGTGCCAACACTTCCTGATAATGTTATTACCGGAAATTTGATTGCTAACTCGGCGGTGACCAGCGCCAAGATCGCTGACGACACAATTGTCAACGCCAATATTAATTCCGCCGCCGCCATTGATGTGTCGAAACTGTCTGGGGTGGCCGCTCTGTCCACCGTTGGAAATCTTTTCACGATGAATCAGGCAACAATAGAGACCGACGCAACTGGTTTTAATAACCCTTCACAGTGCGCGCTAACTCGTTCCACCGCCCAGTATTTGCAGGGGTCCGCATCGTTATTGTGTACCGTGGGCGCTTTTACCTCGTTTTCTTTTTATACTCCTCTAGCAACGGCAGGAATTCCAGTGACTCCAGGCATCCCGTACACGGCTAGTGCATGGGTCAAGGCCGGTATTAATCCGGCAATAGTTTACGTGGGCATTCGTTACTACAATGGTGCAACAAACCTTGGCAACAACTCTGGCTCGCAATACATGACCACGACTTCCGGATGGACAAACATACGATTCACCTGTGTGGCTCCGTCAAACGCCACTCACGCCACCGTGTACTTTGCTTCGGGTGCCGGTGGCTGCGCGGCAAGTGACACTTTTTATTTTGATCAGTTGGGGTTTTGGGCAGGGGCCGGTGGCACGTGGGTTCCACCAGGAACAATAGTCCCCAATCTTGGTTATTACACTGATGAGTCCGTGGGTCGTCGTGTATGGCATTGGGACGCAAACAATGCAAGGTACCAGTTGGTTCATGCGGACACGGGTCCGCGTGTCATCACATCCTCCGTGGTTGCCGGAACAAATTCCACTGTTGTTCAAGCAACCATTCGCAGGGTTAACTATACCGTATACCTGACCGCTTCCGTCACCGCCAATGCAGATAACAGTGGAGTTCATGATTTGTTTACTGTACCGACTGGTTTTGTTCCCTCTCAATTTGGTGGAGTTCAAGATTCTGTGTGTTTGTCAGCCGAAACGACCCCACAGGTCAGAGCACTTTTTCTTCGCTCTCCAATCATTCAAACTTATGGAATTTCTAATGGAAAAACTTATCGTTTTGCTCAAGCATACATGACCAACGACGCTTGGCCCGGTGCCCTGCCAGGAACAGCATTTGGGTCAATTCAATATCAGTAGGTTTGTGATTTATAAAATGTTCTGGTATGATTGAGTATCATGGGACAAAGATTCGACATTGTTGCTAGCAAGAACGAAACCTATCAATTAACAATTGACTACACCAATTCTTCCGGCACGCCCATTGCTCTTGACACCACGCAGGGCACGTACAACACAATGATGACGATTCGTCCCATTGACAACAACAGTTCCACTCCGTACGTGATTATTAGTGCGGTAAAAACCGTCGCACCGGACAATACGGAAAGGCCGGGAGTGTTTTGGCACGTTGCCGGAAGCACCGGCCGTGTGATTTTGCACATTCCACAGCCCGCGTTTGAGGTGGCGGCTGCGGGTGCCGCAGCAGCAGGAACACCATCTGCCGCGAGTACGTGGACGTTTGGCAATCTGACGGTGAATCAAAAGTACTACTACGACATTATTGCCACCACCAC